TATTAGCTAATGTTGTATTACCGCCAGCACTTCCAGAAAATCCATTTCCTTCAAAATTTCCGCCAGCTCCACCAGCTCCTCCGCCACCTACAGAATAAGGCTGTGAAAATGGAGCACTTACAGGTGTACCATAGAATCCAAATCCACCATCTCCTCCGTCTCCACCTCTACCTGCAACTTGATTTCTTCTAGTGCCACCGCCTCCGCCGCCGCCTCCAGCGTAAAGGTAAGCACCAATAAAACCTGCGTTAGAAGCTAATGTTCCTGAAGCAGGTCCTGATACAAAAACTTTTGGTACAAAAGCTCCGCCTCCTGCAGACCCTGAAGCTGCAGAAAAAATTCTTCCTGAAGAATCAACAGCGATTGTTGCTGATGTGAAATCTCCTTTTGCTACTGGTTTAATTATTCTTGGCATTTATTCCTCCTAGTCTACCATTTCTACATAAGAAACGTGAAATGCTAAATCGTTAGCAGCACCAGCTGTTACAGCGATTAAGTCAGTTTCATCTAAGTAGATAGGTCTTGAAATTAAATCTAATGTTGAATCTGCAGGCACAGAAATTGTGCTTGCAATTTTATAATAAGTTGAACCATTGTCATTACTAATTTCTACTGTTGCATCAACAGCGTTAGTTCCATCAATGTTTGCTAATAATATTGTATCAATTCTAACTGCAGTTTCTGCAGGGACATCGATCATAGTAGTTCTGTTTGTATCAGATAAACTACCCATAGCATTCTTAGGTGTGATCGTTGCTATATTTACAAGATTCGGTGTTGCCATTTTTTATTCTCCTTTTGTATTAATATCCGAAAACCATGGAGAAGACAAGACTTTTTCCATCGGTAGTTGCTACTTGTGTTGAACTTGTTCCTGGCGAAGCATTAGTTATTTTTACTCTACCAGTGCCATTTGGAGCCAAAGTCATGTCTCCATTTGCACCATCTGCAAGTGTTACTGTACCTGCGTTTGTGCCATTATTTGTGTTTAATATTAAATCTCCAGTTCCTTGTGTTGTAAGAGTAGCGTCAGCATTGTTGTCTCCTATTTGAACTGTGTCTGCACCAAGATTAACATCACCTGTTCCGTTAGGGATAATATCAATATCAGCGTTTGATGTAGAAACGATGTCATTTCCATTAACATCTAAATCTCCACCTAATTGAGGGGATGTATCATCAACAACATCTCCGCCAAATTCTACAGCAGTAATATTTGGATTTGTGCCATCATCTGCTTTTGCATAAGCAATAATAGTTTTACCTGCTGCAACTGCAGCACTTGTTCCTGTTCCTGAAACATATTTAAATGTTACAGTTTGAGATCCCGAAGTTCCATTTTTTAAAATGTAAAAATTTTGCACATCAAGAGGAATTGTTACATTTCTTCCTGCTGTTAATGTCCCTGTAAATTCAATAATTCTATGTGCAAGAGTTGCACCAGTTGCTCCATCTGAAACAGATAAAGTTGTGTCTCCAGAATCAGACACGGCTTGAGCAGTATACCCACCAGAAACTTGTTCAAAAATTTGTAAATTAGTATTTGTTTTTGTACCCCATGTACCCGCGTTTTCACCGGTTGCTTGAAGTTCTACCCCTAAAGGTGTGTATGTTGATGCCATATTTTATCTCCTATGCGACGTCACTATAACTCGTATTTGAGCCAGTTGCAACATCAGAATAAGTATCATTCGATCCTGTTGTTACATTACTATAACTCGTATTTGATCCAGTTGCAACATTCGAATAAGTGTCATTCGACCCTGTTGAAACACCTGTATACGATGTATTTGAACCAGTGTCAATATTAGTATAACGCTCTATTCCAAGTGTTCCTAGAGTTGATGTAATTTGATCTAAACTTAATCCAACAACATCTGCTGGAGATATAGAGCCAACACTTGTAGTTGCAGCTATACCAGTTAATCCAACAACATCTGCAGGCGATATTGACCCAACACTTGTAGTTGCAGATACACCTACTAGATCAACTAACGTTATAGGTCCAACTGCTAATGTTCCAAGACTTGTGGTTGCAGAAACACCTGTTATTTCTGCAGGTCCAAATTCTAAACCTAATGTACCTACGTTTGTTGTTGCAGATACACCGCTGATTGCTGCAGGTCCAAATTCTAAACCTAATGTGCCTTGACTTACAGTAGCATTTAATCCATCTACAGCAACTGTAGGACTAATTACAAAAGTTACACTACCAACATTAGAAGTTGCTTCTTGACCAGATACACCTACTACATCTGCTGGTGATATTGATCCAACACTTGAAGTTACTTCTCTACCAACTAAAGTAATAACTTGATTTGGAGATTCACCCCAAGAATTATCACCCCAAGCATCTCTACCCCAACCAACTAAAGTTCCAACATAAGACATGGTTGGTGTTGCAAACTCTGATGATACACCTGTTAAAGGAACTTTAATTTCTGCGTCAATATCTAAACTACCAACACTTGTAGTCATAGAATGGTTTTGACCAACCATTTCTAAGAAAACTGTTATGCCTGTTGTAATAGATCCAGGTGATGCTGTTGCTTCTAAACCATCTGGTTGTATTAATTCATCTGCTCCTTCGCCCCAATCAGCCGTGCCCCATGTTAATCTACCCCAACCTGTTTCATTAAATTCTTCTGAGTCACCTAAAGAAACTGTTGCAGAAACACCAGATAGTTCAACAAGAGTGTTAATTGCAATATCACCTAAACTAACTGTAGCTTCAACACCAGTTACATCTGCTATTATAAACTGAGCAGCTATTAATGTTCCTACGGAAGATGTTGCAGAAAGACCTGTTGGCTCAACAGAATATTCTACACCCCAACCTGAGTTGCCCCATTGTTGTCTACTCCAACCTTCTAAATTAAAAGCAGACTCATCTCCTACTGATGCTGTTGCTGATTGACCTGATAAAGAAACTGTAATGACATCATCTTGCCACTCGTTTGAACCCCAAGTATTAGTACCCCAGGTTGATGCCATAAGGAGATCCTCCTTACGCTATACGAATGATTGCGTTAGTTGCGTCTGCTGTTGGAAATTGAATTGTGAATGTTCCACTTGAAACTGTTTTGTCACCACCGAAAGCGATAACAGCAACAGCTTTGTCAGATTGATCGTCATTATAAATTAAAGCACCATTCGCTGTAAAAGATGCAGAAGTATAACTCACATCTGCAAAATCACAAAACGCAGTTGTTCCAGAAGTTGTTGGTGTAACACTTGTTAAAGTAGCTCCACCTGCAGTGTAAGCAGTTCCAGATGAATTTGTAATCTCGTTTGATGTTGAATAAGCTGTTGTTGAAGCTCCTAAAGTTGCAGAGCTTGTATATAAAGCTATTTTAAAAGTGTCTCCACTTGTAGCTGTAAAGTTGTGTGTCCCCACCAAAATTTCTTGTTTAAAACTTGTACAAATTGCCGATGTTATTGCCATAATTTTTCTCCTATGGGTTTGCTGAAGTTACCGGAATACGAACAGCGCCATCAGTATAGTCATCTCTTCGTCTTCTACCAACTTGCTCGTTAGCAAACTTCTGTACCTCTTGTTTATACTTATTTTCGTATAGTGTCAACATGTCTATCGGACCTTTTAAAAATCCATATGCTTCTGATAGACAGCAATATAAAAGACCATTTGGAAAGTTAAGACTAATATAATTAGTGCCATCCCCCTCTAGTAATGCTGGTGCTGCATTATAATGAACTCTAAATTGATAAGTTTGATCAGGAACAGGGGCAAACATCATTCTTCCAGATGTGGTATCGGACTCTCCTGTAGCACCACCAAACATAGCATAGTATTTAGGTTGACCTCTTTTAGCTGATTCTGTTGAGGATACATATTCTTGTAAATATGTAACATCTTTTTTCTCTAACCAAACATTAGCACCCGTTGTAGCTGATGTTGAATCATATACTTGTATACCCCTTATAAAAACTGCACCTGCTGGAGCATTAATTGTTTCTTGACCAACAACTAAATTACCTGTTTGTTGTTTTCTATCCGCATCAATTGGTATATCTCTAAAAATTCTATATTGTGCATTTAAAATAATATTTTCTAAAACAGAATCTGATAATACAGTAGAGTCTGTTTCAGTGTAACTTCTTATTTGTGTCTTTAATCCTGATGCACTTAATCCAGCCATTATTCAGATCCTTTTTTATATTTTCTATTTATTTTATCTATTTTTTGATTTTTAACTTCTTCATATAAAGTAAGATGTGGGTCTTGTTTTTCTGTTGCGAAAAAGTTTTTAATCCAATTCCAAATTTTATTTATCATGCTTCAATAGTTACGGGTCCAACGGAACAACCATAACCTCCTCCTTTTATATTACCACTTGTAGCAGTATTTGTGTCAACTGTAAAAAAGAAAAAATTACTAGTTGTATAATCACTTGATGCGTCTCTAGCTCCACTTTTATACCGGCCTGTTCTTATTGTATATCCTGCAGCTTTTGCAATATTAGACCCAGATATACCATCAAAATCTGCTGGGTTTGCATAAACAAAACTACCTGTGCCCGCAGAAGTAGTTGGTGGTCCTCTAAATCTATAAGTGGTACTATCTGTCAATCCATGACCAGGTGAAAATACGTTTATGATACCAGATCCTGCTTCATATGTTTCAAAACCATTGTCTGGTATTCT